CCTTACAGTTCCACGCCCTTAAAGACTTATTTATCCTTGAATCCGGGTCGTTGGCTGTCTTTGCGCTGGTCAGCTTCTTTTTCATTCCACTCATCCTCGCACAGAAAGAGTCGCGCCGGGAGCCGCCTTCGGGCTGGGGCCGTTTCAAATTCATGCCTTGCGCTTTCGCAGAGGCTCGCCCTTTGGCGTTCAATCCGCCTTCTGGGTTCTTCCCTTCCGCTCTCTGCCATGCGGGGCTCTTAGCCATAAAACACCATTACGGAACCAATAGAGGTTACGTCCACATACACGCTTGTACTAAACAAAACACCTTCTCCGGGGAGAAGTAAGTATGTGGGTTCTGTCACAGAGCCTACGGTATTAAGTGTCATACGTGTAGTGCCAGAAGCACCGCCATCTTTGAATATCACGCTACCGGCACTGGCAGCAGGGACAATGTAGACGGCTTTGATACGTACGCGGCCAAGGGCATCGCCCGCTTGGTTATTTACAACTCCATCGTCAGTGCGTATCGCACTGGCTAGGACGTCAGTTTGCATCGTCATTTTGTTGCTCCGGTTCTGGTGCGTCTAACCTGTTAATCAACATCTTGTACGCTTGGATCGTGGCTTGAGATTGAACCAAAAAGGTTTGCGCCTTCTGTGCTTCAGTCTCAAGGTCACTAATCTCAGACTCCAAGAATTCCTTGGTAATCTGCATTAGGCTACTGCGCTAGCAACAACCAAGAAGTAGTCAGCACCGGCAATACGAACTCTGAGACCACCAGCCAAAGTGCTTGAGCTAGTAGCCGCAGTGAATAAGCCTGTACCTGTACCAACGTTCATCAAACGAGTCATCTTGCCTGTGCCAGCACCAGAGTCAGTCACGCGGATGAAAGCGCTTTCAGCACCAAGAGTTGTGCCAGAAGCAAAGTCAGTATCCAACTGCAAAGCAGCCAGTGTACCGCCGGGGGTGGTAACAGCAGCGCCAATGGTTGCACGGATAGCGTTAGCCGCGCCAGAGATTGTGCCGCCTGTGTTAATTGAAGTGGAGATGTGAGCACCGTTGATCGTGCCGCCTGTAGCGCCACCAGCACCCGTTACTCGGGTCAAAGCACGGATAGTCTCGCCAGAACCCGTAGAAGTAAAGGTCAAACGCTGATAAGACAGACGTGTATCGCCAGTGGCAGCAGAAGTCGTAACGTACGATTCAGACACATTGCCTGCGGTGGTTTCAACGAGGGGAGAAGAAGCTGTTCCGGTAATAAAGCCATTATTAGATATGACTGGGCCGGAGAACGTGGTATTTGCCATGATGTGTCCTTACATACAAGTGAAGTGCATTAGTCTGTATGTCGTCAGCCGGGACTGTCTAATGCACCGGAAAACCCCGGAATGACTGCAATATACAACAAAAGAAAAGGGGGCACAAGGCCCCCTCTTCACTTTTTATCAGGTCGAACCTGATGATCCAAACATACCGAGAGGATCAGACCAGCCGAAGCTATAACGCTCACGAGCCTTATAGCGAACGTTACCTGTGTCGAAGTCGCCGTCCATGCTGTTTTGCAGCGGTGTACGAACAAAGTGCTTCAGACCGTTAGGCACGTCAGTGGTCAAGAACCAACCGTTTGTGTCTGTCAAGAAGTGATTGACAGTGTAACCTTCAGGGATTGCGCCCATTTGCTTCAACGCGTTGATATCGTTATCAGCAGTAGCTACACGCAACTCAGTGTCCAACAGGCGTTTAGCCGTGAACATAAGAGCTGGAGGAACAATCAACTTCTTAGGCTTAGCAGCAATCAGCAAACCACGCTCATCTGTCCAAGCAGCGATTTGAATAACGGCGGCTTCCAAGGAAGTCTCGTTCAAGTCAGCTTGTGTAGAAGGAGTGTTGCTGTTGACGCCACCAGAGATCAAGGGGTGAGCTGTGTTAAACAAAGACACGCCATCGCCACCGGGGTAGCTGTTGGAGAAGCCGTTGTTCAAGACTGCAGCAGCCTTAACTTGCTTGGTGTAAGCCATGGCACGAGCCAAAGACTTGGTGTAGCGAGCAGACAAGCTGTCGTACAAGTTATCTTCAATCGCTTCTTCAGTGATTGAGAAACCCAAGGCAATGGTTTCGTGTGTGTATCGAGTTGACCATGCTTCTTGTGCATTGTCGTAAGCGATGGCTGAGCCCTCGTTCTTGACAGGTGCGGCTGAGAAGCCAGAAAGCTTGGTCTCTTCTTCGAATGAACGCTCAGAGGTCTCTGTTTCGTAGATCTCTTTGTGCTCTTCGCCGTAGCGAGCATACTCCATACCGAACAAAGCGTTCAGACCCGGGAGCAACTCTTTCAGCAGTTGTGCGCGTGAAATAGCCATGATTTAGCTCCTTGATTAAACGCCAGAAGCGATAGTGGTTGTATGAATCTCAAAGTTCCAACGAACGATGAGCTCGGGGTACACGACGTTACCTGAACCGTTAACGTATGAAGTCTCTTGGACAACATCGACAACGTTCATAGGCAATGTACCTGTAACAGCAGAGGAGGCAACTGCAACACGGCTATTGCCAGTTGTAGTCAAACCAGTGTTCTGCACCAATGCTACGTTAGTACCGATAACGGTAAATTCAGTAGTAGAGGAAGGTAACAAGCCAGAAGCGGCACCGTCAGGTGTAGCGCCAGCAGCGATCACAGCTTTGAACAGCGTATTGGGGTCATTACATACATAAGCAGTAATATACGTACCAGTAGGCACTGTTGTGTTAGCTGGGAAATACTGAGCAAAAAGGGTCTGGCCTTGCGAGTTAACGTAAGAGCAGCCCAAGAAAACACCAACGATCTGCGACGTAGTCACAGTTGCGCGGGCGGTTGTAATGGCGGATTTGATAATCGTGCCAGTGTCAATAATTTCTACGGGGTCACCGTAAAAAATACTAGTGTTGTAAGCAGAAGCAATCCGGTACTGGCGAGTTGCGCCTGCGAAGGGCGTACCACCGTACAGATTGATCGGCTTTAGCCCGTAAGGGGCGTTTACCGTTGGAAAAGCCATAAAAGACTCCTAAAAATTTAAGAACCAGAACCGAAAGTGACCTTGGTTTTCTTTTCTGAGAAAAGGGGCATCCGAGGATCGCTTTCACGAAGGAAATTGTTATCCACTGAGTCCATCTGAGCCTTGTTTTGATCGGAATAGTACTTCATCCGTTGCTGCAAGAACTCTTCCGGAATACGGCAGAGTAACAAACCGCCCACTTCAATACCGCCCTTAAAGCGGCCTTCCGTGGTAGCGTGCATCATGAGCTCCGGATAATCTTCACCTTTACAGGGTTCATATCCTTCGCGTAACTTAGAAGAAATGTTGCTTGGATCGGCATTACCTAATGTACTTGTGCGTACCCAACGATGCGACCAGCCCGGACGGTTGTCAGGACTTGGTAGTGCTTCAGGTGGACGCCACGCCTCGGGGCGCTGCATTACCTGACGCGTATCGTGGTCACGTAAAGTACGGTTTTGACCTTTAGTAGCTGTTTGAGCTTGTTCCATTATTCACCTCTTTTCAGTTGAGCAACCTGTTTAGCGTAGAGTTCGATGGGCACCCCAAGACGGCGAGCGATCGCTGCTTCTGATGCTTTTAACTTCACGCGATTAGGCGGAGTACTACGGGAAGCCGGAGCTACTACCGTAGAAGGTTTTGTTGCACGGCGCGGAGGTTCTTCCTCGTAAGCCGGTTCTGATGTCTTTTTAGAAGATACATCATCTTCGTCGCTCTGAGCATCGTCAAAATACTCAGGAAATCTTCGACGCATGGTAGCGTCTACTTTCTTGTAGTAATCATCGCTTCCGATGAACTCAGCACCTTGTTCCTTAGCCAGCTTTTGATGCAACCCGAGGGCGGAAGCTGTCATTTCAGGATCAGTGCCAAACCACGTATTCTTTGACATCCAGCGATTATCGCGGTCTGTCACAGGCGCAGCGGTACTACGTTGTGGTTGTGTTTGTACACTTTTTTCTTCTGCTTGTAAAGGCCTCATGTTCTGAACCTTATCAAGATTCATAGTTGCCTTCGCAATTTCTACCTGCGCTTCGGTCTGCGCGTCGTAGTCGCCCGCCTCAATAGCGTCCTTAAAACGCTTCTTGGCAGACTCAAACTCCACCTGTGCAGAAGACTTTGACTGCTCTATGTAGGCCCTAGAGCCTAGCTCCACCTGCTCCTGCAACTTGCGGTTTTGGTCCCACAACTGCTTAGCAAGTGACTCAGCGGCCTCACGCTCGCGCAACGCTTCTTCCTTGGCGCGTCGCTCGTCGTGATAGCCACGTGTAAATTTCTTGATCCGTAGCTGAACTTTCTCGTCGTACGAGGCTAACTCGTCGTCAGTAGGTTCATCAACGGGCTCCTTCATAGGCTTTCGGCCCCTGTCGGGCTCGGGTGTATCGTCCTCAATCTCTACCTCGATCTCGTCGGACTTAGCCTCTTTCTTGGTCTCCTTCTCATCAGGAAACTCAAACTCTTCACCTTTGAACTCGGTTTGTGCCATTTGTTACTCCTTATGATGCACGTGTAATGCCACGGGGGTCTTCCACAACTGCTTCAATCGAATCATCATTGATGATGCGAAATTCGCGGCCATGAATCTTCAGGCGTGTGCCTGAATTAGGTCGGACGATGACAAAGTCACCCTCCTTACAGCTCGGCCCACTGGGGAACCGGGTAGCGTCTTTGTACGCATCTGGGCCAATTTTGACCACAAACAAGACAGGCGTTAGCACTTCTTCAAAGTGCATAGCTTGGTTAGATTTAATCAACCCAACTTCGCTATCGGCATACTCTTGTATAGCTTCAGGAACTACACAGAGTAGATGGAAGGTTTTAGGATCAG